AACTCCCAGGGATGCTCTTCGTCGTCTCCTCGAAGCGCACCAACGATGACTTCACCGCTCGACGCATCATTTCGGCGGCGGCTGATCCGACTGTCTTCGTTCGCGATTATGCGCTCTGGGACGTGAAGCCGGAGGACTACTTCGACGCAGCCAAGTTCTGGGTTCTCGTAGGAAACGACAAGGTGTCCAGCAAGATCTTGGACCTAGGAGAAGAACGTCAGTTCCTGGACAACCCCCAGGAAGGCACAGTCGTCTTCGATGTCCCTGAAGATTTTCGGATGGACTTCCAGACCGACCTGGAAGGCGCCATCCGAGACATCGGCGGCATCGCGACGGTCTCGGTCAACCCCTACATCCAACGCCGTGACACCATCACGAAGGCTTGTGACCCAGCCCGCAAGCATCCGTTCTCCGAGTTGATCTATGATCCCGCTCGCAAGGGAACCTTCATGTGGGATCAGATGGTCGCCGCCAGGACCGAACGGGTCCCTGGTGGGCTGACCGAGATCGTCAGCCGCCCCAAGCTGAATCCCATGGCCCCTCGGGCGGTTCACATCGACCCTTCACTTCGCGGGGACGCGACCGGACTTGTGATGGCCCACATTGGGGGATGGAAGGATGTCGTACGTCGCGCCGATGACGGATCCAAGTTCATGGAGCGTGCGCCCATCTACGTTGTCGATCTCGCTCTTCGAATCATCCCGCCGATGGGAGGGGAGATTGTGCTCGGGGAGCTGCGGCACCTGATCTACGACCTGACTCGCCACGGGTACATGATCACCGGGGCCAGCCTGGACTCCTACCAGTCTGCCGACACCATCCAGCAACTGAAGTCCCAGGGATACAGGGCAGAGATCTGTTCTGTGGACACCTCTCCCGATCCGTACGACAACCTGAAGACGGCCTTCTACGAAGGTCGCGTGGCCATGTACCACTACCCACCGCTGATCTCAGAACTGGAGGCTCTTCAGGAAGACAGGCGTGGCAAGAAGAGGAAAATCGACCACCCCCAGCGCGGCTCCAAGGACATCTCGGACGCTCTCGCTGGAGTCTGCTTTCAACTCCGCAAGTACTCCTTGGAGCAACCCCTTCCGATGCTCCAGAGCATGAACCCCGATGCAGACCCCTGGTTGACAGCGGCTTTTCAGTCTCACGGAATCCAACAGCCTGTGGTGCAGTCGCCGTCGTCAGGGGCTCAGAAGTCTGACATACTCCCCCCGTTCATCGGATCCGGGTTCTCTTGAGGAGCAAAAGTGGGCTTCTTCTCTGACATCGGCAAAAGAGTCGAGACCTTCTGGAAGAAGGATAAGGACGCTCAAGCGACCAAGCTCGCCCGTGGGAACACGTTCAAGAAGTCCGGGTACGGAGGCTCCGCTGGATTTGGGTACGGCGCCGATGTCTGCTCTGACCTTGCCGTAGAGACCGATCTCCTTGCTCGGTACGCCGACTACGAGGAGATGGACGATTACCCGGAAATAGCTTGTCTATCCATAGATTCTAGGGTTGGAATCCTGGGGAAAGGCGAGCACGGGATTGAGTACACCCCCATCAGTGAGCTGCTTTCCCGGCGGGAGCTGTATCCCGAAGTCCAGATGTATACGCTGGCGGTCGATGTTGCCGCGAAGTGCCTGGTGCCCGTGGAGTTCAAGGGGCCAATCCTCAGTGGAAAGAATCAACCTGTCTTCAAGGTCACGTTCGAGCAGTATCACGCTGGGCGGGGAAAGAAGAAGTTGCGATGGTCGTTGCGAGTCACGGCCAATCACCCGTTCATGCTCCGTGACGGTAGCTATAAAACTGCGGCTGAGTTGGTTCCCGGTGTCCGGTTGATGCCTGCTTCGGTTCGCACAGCATCCAATGGATACCCCCAGGTCCGGGATCTGTTCGTCACTGGAAACAAGGGTGCACCTGTATGGCACAACCTTCATTCATTGGTAGCCAAAAGTCTTGATCGCGCCCCTGAGGCGCATGAGGTGGTTCACCATGAGGATGGGGACAAGCAGAACCTGCATCCGAGCAATCTGAAGATCGAGAGCAGGGCTCTACACACTCAGATTCATGCGATCACCAAACGACCAGAAGTCCGAGAACAGCTCTCCAACTTCTCCAAGAAGAGGTGGGCAGACCCTGTTCAAGCGTGTGCATGGGCAGCTTCTCAACGGAAGAACAACGGGGAAGTTTCCCCTCATACGTCTAGCAACCCTACTCCGAAGGGTATTCTCTCAGACGCACACAGGAAGGCGATTGCTGAGGGGCACACGATCCCTTTAGCTCGTGACATCGTTGAGAACGCCCTCCGTACTTCCCCCTCGATGTCGGAGGCCGCCAGGAAGCTGAAGGTCAGCTGGGACACTCTTGGGCGTCGAATGGGTCAGTTCGGTTTCCCCTCCGAAATGATCGGAACCAGTCTCCAGACAGTCACTCAGGACCAACCTGGCTACGACAATCACGTGGTGGTCTCGGTGGAACCCGATGGCTTTGATGACGTCTACGACATCGAAGTCCCGATCTACAAGAACTTCATCGCTGAAGGCGTCTTTGTTCACAACACGGCCCTCGACATCTTCGCCGATGACTCGACGCAGCTCGACTCGCAGCTGAACCGCACGGTGTGGGTCACGTCGAAGGATGAGAGCCTTCAGCGAATCCTGACGGACATGCTGCACAAGCGGCTGCGGATTGATGAAGAGATCTGGGAGATCTCTCGTTCGCTGTGCATCCTCGAAGGAAGCCTGGTTTGGACGTCAAAGGGCCCAGTTCCGATCGAAGAAGTGAAGGAGGGCGACTGGGTTCAGGGCCACAAAGATGGGGAGCAGACGCTTGTCCGCGTCAAAAAGGTGTGGTGCACGGGCGAGAAAGATGTGTGGCGCGTAGCCACAAAGCATCGTGAGCTGTTTGTGACCGCAAAGCACCCTGTGCTCGTGCAGAACGACGATGGATCTACGGAGTTCGTGAAGGTCGAAGACCTGAAGGTTAGGCGCCACCCGGGCGGCGCAATCGATCGGACATCGTCAAAGGTCGTCATCTCGACGTCTGCACCGGAGCCCGCAGAGATCCCGTCATGGGATCAGTTGTTCGAGTCTGGCCCCACCGATCGCCCTTGGGGCAACAAAGGAACGCCCACGAAGCTGAAGCTTCCAGAACAACCCACTCCGTGGATGTGTCGACTGCTCGGCTTCATGCTCGGAGATGGGTTCCTTGGCAACGAGGATCTGGAATCATCAAGCACGCTCATCGCCTACTCTCGCGGCGAGCACGAAGAGCTGAACGAGTATTACGACGAGCTGCTCGTGAAGCTCGGTCTCAATCCGAAAGAGAACGTCGATCGACAGCGCACCGAAGTTCACTCCACGCAGTTCAAGGAGTTCTTGCTTCGCCTTGGCTGGAAGAATGGCGCTTCACTCAAGCGGCTCCCGAAGTGGGTCGGGCAACTTACTCGGGATCTTCGAGAGGAGTACGTGCGAGGATTTTGGGACGCTGACGGGTGGTCGTCGACCAGGCCGACGTGGCGACGAGAGGCGCTCTCGTTCGAGATCGCCAACATCCCGCTTGCTTACGATTTGAAGGCCCTCATCGATGGCCTTGGGTATCGGTCCGGGAACTTGTCGTTCAGGCACAGGAAGCCCGGATTCAAGATCAAGGGTGTGGCCGTGAAGACCACGCAGCCGACAGCGATGCTTACGTGGTCGGATTTCAGATACGAGTCCGGTTTCAGATCAGAGTGTGTCGTCAAGATCGAGAAGCACGACACGGCTCGCGTTTGGGACATGGAGGTAGATAGCGAAGAGCACTCCATGACTGTTTCTGGAGTAGTTACACATAATTGCAAATACGGGAACGACTTCGAGGAGCTTCTCGTCACCAACGAGGGTGTGGTCGGGCTGAACTTCCTTCCGGCTTCCACGACTCGTCGGGTAGAGGACTGCTTCGGTGCGCTGAAGGGGTTCATCCAGAGTCGTGATGGGAAGATCGGGTTCTCGACGGAGGAGTTCGACGAACTGCTCTGCCAGAGGAACGACGAGATCAACAACTGCGAGTCCAACGACTACGCTCCCCAGGCTGTCGCGCTGGAGGACTGGGAGGTCGTTCACTTCCGCCTTCGCTCGAAGCACCGTCGCAGCGTCTACGGGTACTCGGTGCTGGAGCCGGCCCGATGGATCTGGAAGCGCCTCATGATGATGGAGGACGCCGCCATCCTCTTCCGCCTTCAGAAGGCCATGGAGCGCTACGCCTTCTACGTGGACGTGGGCGACATGCCTCCGGCGGAAGCACTGGCCTACGTGAACCGGGTTCGGCAGCAGTACCGCAAGAAGCGGTTCGTGAACCCAAACAGTGGGAAGCTGGAGCTTCAGTTCAATCCTGGATCCCCGGACGACGATTTCTGGGTTCCCACGCGGCAGGGTAGGGATGCAACTCGCATCGACGTGGTCGGCTCGCCCCAGTGGCAGTGCCTGGTCGGCGACACGCGTGTCCCGCTTCTCGACGGCTCCTCCCCGACCATCGAAGAGTTGTCGAAGCGTACAGACGCGTTCTGGTTGTACTCGATCGACTCCAAGGGCCGAGTGGTCCCCGGAAAGGGGAGGGCTGCACGGCAGACTCACGAGGCAGCAGAGATTTGGGA